GCCGCCCAGGACTTCCGGAACGCTCGTCGCGAGGCTGAAGGATACGCCCGGGCCGCGCGGTCTGCACGCAATGAGACGGGCGCGGCGGGTGGTGGCGCCTCGTCAGCGGCTGCGATGGCTTCCAGCGTGGCCATGGCCGCGTCCCTCAGCAGGATGCAGCAGCAGGACTATTTGCGCTTCCGCGGCTATCCGAATGCGGCGCTTCCGTTCGACAGTTCCAAACGCCTGGGCACGCCGGCGCCAAGGATGCTGGGTGCATCGGCCGAGGGCGGACTCGGCATGGCCGGAGGGAGCGGAGGTGGCGGTATATCCACGCCGCCCGGCACCGGCAGTGCTGGATTCCCATACCGCGGTTCTGGGATACCGGCCGCGGCCGGATGGCCATGGGGCAGAGGTGGCGGGGGCGGTCGGGGCGGCAGCAATGGCGGCGGCTTCAATTACGGGGCCTTCGGCCGAATGATGGGCGGCGCGATGGTTGCGCGCGCTGGTGAGGCGGAGCTTGGGATGCTCCAGGCTCCTGTCGATGAGGCGGCCAGGTATCAGTCGGCCGTGGCCCGATTCCAGCTTTTTGGCCTGGGCGATCAACTCAACGCCGATGCGATCAAGTTCGCTCGGAGCATGAAGATCGTCGGCACTTCCATGACGGACGCGGTCAACTACATGGCGGAGGCGCAAGGCGTATTCCGCGAGTCTGGCTTGGAAGGGTCCGCAGCCTTGAGTGGGGCCAAGCTGGCCGCGCCGATGCTGGCCAAAATCGCCTTTGCAACCTCAGGACTGGATGAGGAATCGCAAGCCAGGATCCACAGCCAAAGTCTGGCCATGCTGCGCTTCATCGAAATGCGTGGCGGCTTGAACAGCCCCAAGGTGTTCAACTCGATCGCCGATGCTGGCTGGAAAGCCATCCGCAGTTCTGGTGGCAACGTTGACTGGGAGCAGTTGCGCCAGTTCATGGCGCGCGGTGGCGTGGCGGCTCAGGGACTCAGTAACAGATCCCTCTTCGGCGAACTGGAACCGGTTATCGGAGAGCTGAAAGGAAGCACTGCCGGCAATGCTTGGATGACGTCGTACAACCGGTTGGTAGGCGGCGTTCGCCTGCCCAACCAGATCGCACACCTCTTGGCCGACAACGGCATCTGGGATTCGTCCAGGATCGTCTGGAACTCCCAGGGAGGCATCAAGCGCTTCAACGGCAACCCGTTGCGCGATATGCAGACGTTCGCCTCCGATCCCGTGGCGTTCTACCAAAAGGACGTCCTTCCGATGTATCAGCGGATGGGCTTGGGCAATGCCGCCGACCGTGCGCGCGAGAACACGCTCATTTTTGGCCGCACCGGCGGCATGTTGTTCAGCCTCATCGATCGGCAGATGGAGAACATCAAGCATTCTGTCGAGGCGCAAAGCAAAACGCTTGGCATTGACGCGTCCGTCGGCGTCGCCAAAGGAACCTACCAGGGCCAGTTGCTGAACTATCACAAGCAGATGCAGAACCTGCAGATCGAATTGGGCACACAGATCCTTCCCATGCTCATTCGCGGGCTGAAGTGGCTCAATCCTCATCTGCAGCAAGCAGCGGCCTGGATCGGCCAGCACTCGACATTGACGAAGGGGCTGTTGGTGGTCTTCGCCGGCATCGGCGCACTGGCCATGGCCTCTGGGGCATTGGTGTCGGTTGGTGGCGCGTTTACGCTGATCAAGGGCGCGATCACTGCTGGCGGGGGATTGGCAGCCGGCTTGACGCGCGTCGCAGCTGGGTTGAGCGCACTTGGCCCGGCAATCCTGGTGGTGTCATCCGCCATCCTGGGCTGGAAAGCAGGGACATACATCAGCGATCACTACGTTGCTGGCACCAAGTTCGGAGACTGGCTAGGAAACGCCGAAGCGCATGCGATGGCCTTCTTCGGAAGCAAGGATGCCAAGGAAGCGCTTGCTAACAATGAAAAGTGGAAGGCGCATCTGGCGTCGAATTACGGCGCGAATGGCGGCAAAACCATCCAGGTCACTTCAAAGGTCTACCTGAAAGATCGCGAGGTAGGGCGCGCCGTCACGCAACACCAGACGCGCGAAGCAATGCGACCCCAGACCGGCATGTCTTCGTTCGACGGCTCGATGATGCCTGGCCCGATTGGTTTCGTCGGCACGTAGCACCTGCAACTGCAACTGCAAATTGTCCGCCCACCCCATGTTCAACTGGGTGATGGCGGCCCAAAGGTCGTGACAACAAGCTCTACGCTGGCATTGCCGGCGCGAAAAAAGCGAAAGCCCCGGCAGCGCGAACTGTCCGGGGCTTTCTATTTCAACCCTCTGGAAGAGCAGAAGGAAGAACTGTGCACAAGTTTAGCATCACGCAAAAAAATAGCGTGAAAGTTGAGGGAAAAATGTCGCAACAGGGTGCCGACTTTACCGGGAAGATATTGGCCGTGGCCGCGCTGATCTTGGCATGCGGCGGCGCTATTTCTCTCGTCATCTACGCGCTTCACCACTGATCACCATGAGCATAGTCACCCTTTCCCTCGGCGATATGACGTTCGGGGGCTTCGAAGTCCCCGAGGTTATTCCGTGGGGCGGGGATCAGGCGTTAACCATTCACGAGCTTGTCGGCGGCACGCGTGTGATCGATGCCATGGGGCGCAAGGATGCGCCTATCGAGTGGTCTGGCATCTTCATGGGCTCCACGGCAGTCGATCGCGCGCAGTACCTGAACACGCAGCGCATTTTGGGGAAGCCGCTCACGCTGACGTGGTCAAGCCTGAACTTCCTGGTCGTGATTCGTCGATTCGTCGCCAATTACGAATTCGAATATCGAATTCCTTACCAGATCAGTGTTGAGGTCGCACAGGATAACGTGACGCCAACCGTGGCTGGCGCCGTGCCGGACATCGATGCGCAGTTGACGCAGGATTTGAATACGGCGAATGGCCTGGGTGGCCAGATTGGCGACGGCGCCCTGTCGGGTCTGCTGGGAACCCTGAACACCGCGATCGGTGCCGTTTCCACCTTTGCCAATGCAGCGCAGTCCACCATCAATAGCGTGCTGCAGCCTATACAGGCCGTGCAGAGCAGGGTGCAGACGCTGATCAGCGCCGCCGATAACACGATGCTCAACGTAACGACGGTGGGCGGCGTATTACCCAACAATCCGGTGTCGCAGACCATTGGCAAGATGGGTGCCCAGCTCAATGCGTACCAGCAGCAGCCGCTACTGTTGAACCTGCGCAGCGTAATGGGGAGGATGACCACGAACCTGGGTTCAGTGGCCGGCGCAACGTGAACTGAAACAGTTGCCGGCGGCAACCTGATGCAGATCGCCTCCAGGGAATACAACGACCCCATGGCCTGGACCGGCATTGCCAAGGCCAACGGCCTCACCGATCCGGTGCTGGCCGGCCTGCAGACACTCCAGATCCCGAATCAACCAGACAACGCCGGCGGCGTGCTGGGCACCTCCTGACCTATGACCAACAATCCATCGCTTGCCAACGGCCCGGTACGCGAGCCGCGCGGGATCGTGCGCGTGAACGGGCAGCAGATCGCCGGCTGGGTGGAATGGGAGGCTGAGAGCCACACCTACCGCGAGTCGGCGACGTTCCGCGTGCTGCTATCCATCTCCGCGCTCGCGGCGCCGAACGATGAGGCGTGGTTCTGCAGCCAGACCACCATGACGGTTGAGCTATATGGCGGTTTCCCTGCCGACCCCAGCAACTACGGCGTGTCCGACCTCGACCTGGTGCTGGTCGGAAACGTGGATGATGTTCACTACGACCCGGTGCAACGCACGATCGAGCTAACCGGCCGCGATCTCGCGTCGCTGCTGATCGATGCGAAGACCACGGAGACGTTCCGCAACCAGACCGCAAGCCAAATCGCCACGACGCTGGCCCAACGGCACGGGTTGACGCCCGTGGTGACCGAAACGGCGGACCTGGCGGGCCGTTACTACCAGATCGATCACATCCAGCTGACCGATGCGCACACGGAATGGGACCTGCTCACCTGGCTGGCTTCTCAAGTCGGCTATGTCGTCTATGTGAAGCAACACGAGTTGCACTTCGAGCCGGCACCGGATCCGTCCAAGGCGCCCCCGTACCCAATCGTCTGGACGCAGGCCAGTGACACCCAAACGTTTCAGTCCACCGTTGAGCAGTTGGACTTCTCGCGCACGCTGACGGTGGGGAAAACCATTACGGTCACGGTACGCAGCTGGAACCAGAAGCAGCGGCATGGATTCAGCGAAACCTACCCAACCGGCCGCGCGAAAGGCATTCGCCCCGGCACAGCGACAAGCCCGGCTCAGCAGTATTTCTTGACTATCCCGAATTTGACGCCCGATCAGGCAGTGAAGCGGGCGCAGGCCAAATACAACGAGCTGATCAGGCAGGAGATGCGCATGTCCGCGGTGATGCCAGGCGACAGCACCCTCAGCATCGACCATGTCATCCAAGTGACCGGCACCGGCACCGTGTTCGATCAGAACTACTTTCCCGAAAGCATTGTGCGGCGCATGGGCATCGATGAAGGCTTTGTCCTTAGCGTGAGCGCACGCAATCACTCCAACGACGTGCAGGAGGCCGAATGAGAGGGATGCTCAATGTCATGCGCGCGCAGGCTGGTGCCGCCATGCAGCGAACGCGGAATGCCAAGCTCGGCGTGGTATCGGCCTACGATCCGAACACCTATTCGGTCAAGGTCCAGTTTCCCTTCGACGATGGCGCACTGCCGGAAACCGGCTGGATTCCACTCGGTGCATTGTCGGTTGGAAATGGGTGGGGCATCTACGCGCCGCCGGCGCTCAATGACCAGATTGAGGTGACGTTTCAGGATGGGGCGCTCGATGCTGGCATTGCCGGGCTGCGCCTGTTCGACAATCAAAGCCCGCCATTTCCCGTGCCATCTGGCGAAATATGGGCGATTCACGCAAAGGGGCAGGTCTTCAAGCTCACCGGCGACGGCAAGGCAACCTTCATGGATGGGCATGGCGCCTCCGTCGTCTTGAACGGCGACGGCACCATCACGTCGACCGGCACATGGACGCATGAGGGCAATCTGACGGTGCAGCAGACATTGACCGTGCAGGGCAATACCGCTGTTGCCGCGATCACCTCCAACGGCCACGACGTCGGCAACACGCACAAGCATCTCAATAGCGGCGGCAGCGGCCTCGGCGGCGTGCCTCAGTAAGGACTTTCCGTGGAC